CCCGTATTTTATTTATCACTATCAACATGTCTAACAACAAGTTTCTCTTCACACTGAAAGATAAGGCTTTGTATCACTACCTTCATCGACAGAACATTGATGACTCCGGTCACAATGAAATGATCCGAAATTTTGCTACCGAACGAGCTTCAATGTTTATCAAACAAGAAGACATCGAAAAAGCATTATCATATCGACGATCAGATAAATCAGACGAAAAAGTCATCGACGACTTTAAAACGTTTGACTGTCAATACTTTGAAGTTGTCAAAGACGAGAATTATCAAAAAGCTCTCGCTTGGACACAAAAGCGTTTCAAACCTCACAGGATTCTACATCCTATATCTTTCCCGGATTTGCGTTACTATCCTTGGACTCTCGGCACAAATGCTGGAGCACCCTGGAATCTGCAAAATTGGACGGTACCTATTACTGATCGAAACATTGATCTGGAATCAAAGGCTCCCAAGCTATCTAGACCAATCGAAATTCGAAAGTGGATACCCTTCTTTTCCTTTCTCGAACGACAAAGGGCTCTCGGACACGAAAAAGAGTTCAAACTTGACCGTTACCTTAGAACGAAGCAACGCTTCGGACTAATCGAGAATGATCGACGTATCAAACACAATCTATACAATGAGATGTTTGTAACGAATCGATATCTTATCCACAAAATCAAAGATGGACAAGAACCATTCTGGAAAAACGGTGAACCTCAACCTTACTACTGGCACACTCTCTTCGCTCGGTCACACACTGTATCACACGGTGAACCTGACAAGATTAGAGCTGTTTTCGGAGCAACAATGTTACTGCTAATGGCAGAACAAATGTTTATCTGGAATCTTCAACGCTCCTATCAGAACGAAGAAAATCATGCCTTATTATGGGGAAATGAGATTATGAACGGCGGATTCAGATCACTATCAAAAGAATTCCTCTTTCCTAATCCTGACCATCATGCTTATCTATGCTATGATATCAAAGGTTTCGACAAAAAGGCTCAGCACACAATTATCGACGATGTTCACAATATGTGGCTCGACTACTTCGACTTCAACCAGTACGAAGAGACAAACGAGTATCACGGCGAACAATCAAAGTGCGACGCCACACGAATCAGACGACTCTGGGACTGGATGACTCACAGCATCAAGTCTACTCCTATCTTACTACCCAATGGGGAAGTATGGAAATGGACACACACAGGAATCGCTTCTGGTTTTCAACAGACACAACTTCTTGACTCACCTGTCAATTCAATCAAAATCATCACTTGCTTATTTGCAATGGGGATAGATTGTAACAGTGCTTCATTCAAAGCACGATTTCAAGGTGACGACAGTCTTATTCGATTTATGTCTTATATTCTCATCTTATATGGAACAAACTTCATACCTATGCTTTCTGAATGTATGCTTTACTACTTCGATACGACAACTAACCTCAAGAAAACAATTGCCACACGCGATTGGAATGAAGTCAATGTACTTGGATACTACCACAGAAACGGTTATCCGTACAAACCAATCGAGGAATTGCTTCAACACTTGTTCTACCCTGACAGGGAACACGACAGTTTTGAACAGCTCCAGGCACGAGCAATCGGATTATGCTACGCTTCATGCGGTAGCAGCGAACCATTCTATCAGGTTTGCAAACAAATTCTGATTGACACAACAAAAGAAATAGGGACGACAGACCCTGATTTCAAAGGCTTACGATTTCTAAAATTCATAATCGATTCAACGATATTGGATGAAGATCTCAAAGAGCTTAAAACAATCCCAAGTTTTCACGAACTATGCGGACGAGTGCAGACACACTCTGAACGAACCGAATCCCAAAAACAACGGATTTGGCCAACCTATGCGACCTATCAAAGGTCATTTTACTTTTTATACAACTAGGAAATAATTATGATTCTTTTTGATTTGTTCTGCTTATATTTGAGTTCTAAAAAAATAAAAACC